ATTTGCTTTGAGTATTGCGACTTTGTCTTTCTTAGATTTCTTCTTACTGACTTCTTCTAAGACCTCATGTACTAATTTCATTAGATAAATTCCTCTATGCATTCAATCAACATTTTGCACTGTTTATTTATTAGATACGGAAGTACCTTACCTTTGTTGTGCCATGGATCTTGTTCACCATAGCTTTCTAAGATCTGATCCTTTAGGTGTTGTGGCGTACGTGTAAGATCGATCAGCATTTGATTACGCTGATAGTTCCTATACCATGGCTTCGAAGTATCGGTCGCTTCCACAGCATTAAGTATCTCGACCATCTTCTTTTGAGTAACAGGAGTCTGACGTAGACCCTCGACAAATACATTATCATCAGATAGTACGTTAGGAACACCATCACCTGTATCACCTTTTACAATTTTTTCTACGAGCTTGAGTCGAGGGTGATCCTCTACTACAAACTTTTTAAGGAGCGGAGAGAACTGTTTGACATTACCATATTGCTGCAGTTGTTTGAAGTCACCATCAGCTGAAATAATCATAACATCTTCTAGCTGTCCAAACTCTTGTGTCTGCTCTACAAGTGTACCGATTACATCATCAGCCTCGCAGCCTTCAATATGAACCACCTTATAGGGAAAGTTCTCTTTGATTTCCTCACGGACTTTATTAATGATCTCGAATGCCTTTGGCCAGTCGAATGTAGACTCTTCACGATTCTTACGACGGTTTGCTTTGTATTGTGGAAATGCACCACGACGCCAGTTGTTTGCACCATCTGCAGCAATAACAACCTCACCATAGTCATTGAACTTTGACTTATACATACGTATGGTATTGAGGATCATATGACGAATGAGATCTTCACTCAATGTCTTTTCGATAGCGACAGCGCTGACTGCAATACCATTATAGTCGATAATTAACATGGGTACTCCATCTTCCCGGTGAATAACTCTACCATTATACACCGGTTTTCTGAATATGTACACTACTTTTTTAGGTGTGACGCATGAATCTTACAACCAATAAATGCATTGTAATATTCGTCTGAGAGGAGAACATCGTTCTCAAATTGAAGTTTAGCTTCATAGTAAGAGCATTCGCCCTTGGTCTTACAAAGCTTTAGAATTTCTCTTTTGTAGTTGTCGTGCCCTTTGGACTCAACAAGTCTTTGGACTTCAACGTTCGAACCAAAGTAATCACGCCAATCGGACTCAATGCGAGTGCGGACTCGGCGTTTACGAGTTTTTGTAACCGGTAGTACTTTGGGACGCCAGAAGAATTTTTTACCGATGTATTTCTTGCCGGTATCGATTTCCGTGATTTGATACACGAAACCTTGATATTCGTCTGGCGTCTCCGTGAACGGTTTGTCCTCATATATCCACATGCATTTATATATCATCCCCTTCGGATAGATCCTCCGGTTCAATGCGACGGCCACAAGCGGGGCAAAACTCGATGTCAGCATGTTCCTCAGTGACAACATGCGTCTCAGTATCGCAGTATTCACACATGATCCTGTATTGCTTCATGCAACTTTTTCCCAGCCCCACTCGCCTTCCATACCGACGACAGAATATTCAGTAACACGCTTTTCAAAGAAGTTATCATGTGATGCACCATTCAATACCCAATCAAGCCATGGTAGTGGATTGTCCTTTGCCTTGAAGTTTGGTTTGAGACCAAGTTGTAGTAGACGACGATCTGCAATGTGACGAATGTACTGCTTGACATCGTCCTTTGTCAGACCTTGAATCTCGTGGCCGTTGTAAGCCAGGTCAATGAATCGATCCTCAAGCTTGACACCTTCGAGCGCCATTGTATAGATCTTTGACTTCAGCTCATCATTCACAATCCGTGGGTGCTCGTCACAGAACTCACGGAATAGTTTTGCATTACCTTGTACATGCATTGTCTCATCACGAATAGACCACTCAACAATAGTACCCATACCCTTCATCTTACCGAAGCGTTGGAAGTTTAGCAACATAACGAATGATGCGAAGAGTGACATTCCTTCATTGAACACCGATTGGGCCAAAGCAAGGGCGAGACCGGTATGGGAACTAGTGTCACCATGAGACATGAAATCAATCTTATCAGCCATTGCCTTATACTCAAGAAATGCATGGTATTCCTCATCTGGTAGTCCGAGTGTATCATTGAGTAGTGCGTATGCTCTCTGGTGCACGCCCTCACGGGTGGCAAAAGATGACAACATATTTCTAATTTCATTGTTCTTGAACTTCGGAATCAAAAACTCATGATAGTTCTCACCGACCTGTACATCAGACTGAGTAAACAATCTCAAGACTTGAGTGATAAACTCTTTCTCAGACTCGGATAACTTTGTTCTCCAGTCTTGTACGTCTTCTGATAGCTCTGCTTCATCTTCGATCCAATGAATCTCTTCGTGCTTCTTCGTCATCTCGACGGCCCACGGATAGATGAATGGTTTGTATGTCTTAGAAATATTAAGTAATGACATCTTTGTCCTCTCTGGTTTTCCAAAAATATTCGTCGGTATCTCCCAGTCTGTAGGAGTACCCGTTTTCAACTTGATAAAAGTCTGTGGATACTTTAAAGTCTGGCATTAGAGGATCTTTCGGTGTTAGGCTATTATCGTATACGCGCATCCTATTATTAGGATATGCTGCATACTGACCGTTCTCTAATTCCAGTATGTTAAAGCTCTTATGTTCTTCTGGTATTTCTGATGTTGAATAGTCTATCTCATCAGCTGCCGGATGATAGTTATCCAGAGTGAATAAGTATGTCGCTTTCACTATTTGGTGATCTCTTGTGAAGATCTCAAAATCCATCGATCCGATGAATTGTTTATATATAGCAGTTATACCATAATCCATGCAATTCCAAAACTGCAAGTTATGTAATTCTAAGTCTGGTGTTGGTGTTTCTGGGTCAGTCACAAAAGCACTGATCGGTAACTTATCGTACAGTGCTCCATATTCAGGTAAGTATGTTTCAAAGTAGAATGCTCTTCCTGGCATCGACTTTGCTGTTACCCAATGCCCTTCTACAAACTCACCATGACCCGACTGGTGATCCATCAAATATTCTTTTCTTACCCACACCTTGACGTTGGGTAGATTGCATAACAAATCTGACATTTAAAAACCTTGTTTATATGTGAACCATACGTTATCTGGTCCAACGTTATATCCTAAAATGCTTCTACCGAATAAAAATTGGTTACTAAAATTTTCATCTACAGCTCTTTTAACATCAGGCCAATCAATGTCATGCCCTGATACTAAACCACCTTTTTTTACCTTAGGATACCAAGCATCAATGTCTTTTTTAACTCCTTCATATGTATGATCAGCATCGATAAAAACAAAATCAAGTGAGTCATCTTCAAAATCACTTGCAGCTAATGCTGTAAAATTTCTTATTAGGTTTGCTCTCGGAGCATTTTCTTTACAAAATTCTAATAATTCATCATACCAGGGTACGGGATCTAACTCTAACAATTCTTTAGTCGTGGTGATCCCCATTGGTTTCCATACTCTATCATCAAAAAATACATCTACACCGTATAAAGTTAGGTTCGGACACTTTTCAATTAGATATTTGAATGTTGGTCCTCTTAAAACTCCTAGCTCAACGCCCTTAGTGTATTTTTTTTCTTTTATAATATTCTCAAGCCAAAATCTTCTGCTCATCCTTCACATGCTCTACATTCATCTGTTTCAATTGGTGGCAATCCACAAGTGACGCCTTCATTTGCAGTATTCAAATACTCCATCAGTTCATCGTATCCACCGATGTACTGACCTTCAATATATATTTGTGGAACTGTCTTGACCTTTCGGCCAGTTACTTCTGCGGCAGTCTTGCCGATCTCTTCGAGAGAGATGTATTCATAGTGTATACCACGGATATCTAGCTCATCTTTCGCTGCAGCACAGAAAGGACAATCTTTCTTTCCATAGACAAGAGTTCGCATATCATCTTGCAATGCTACTCTTTCAACTTTCTCTGATACATTCTCTGCTCTAGATTTCGCCTCCGTCCTAAGGTAATAAAGTCCTTTAAGCTTTTCTTTCCATGCTTTGAGATGGACCTGATTAACATAAGCTTTCTC